GTATAATGATACTGATAACAAAGGCATAGATAAATGGATTCAAAGTGCTATTGATGGAAAGATAAATAACTGTTGGAAACGTATGCAGACAGAGTGGACAACCACATTGATGAATGATGATAGTTTTACAGACCCAATACCAAGCAACCAAGCAGATTTTGTTGCATTGATTACCAAAAGGTCAGATTATAAAAATAGAAAACAGAGAGATGATGCAAGTAGCATTGGAGAATAAATTATGCCTTTAGTAAAAACACAAGCAGAAGGAATAAACTTAGCAGATACGTTTGCATTTACTG